TTTCCTCCGGTTTCTTTTAGCTTATGCCAGAAATAGCCCTTCATCTTCCGGGTAACACGTATTTCCCCGCCTTCATTATGAATCCGGGCGTATGGTTTGGAAGACGAATAAACCAGTTCGCCCCGCCGTTTCCTGCTCCGGACACTCCGGCGCAGCCCACCGGTGCGTTGCAGGAGCGAGCCGACCCCGTCGTCAAATTTCCGTTCGGGCCATTCTTTTTCATCGAAGAAGGCTTTACGCTCGAAATTCCGGTCAAATTCCTCGTCAAACTCGACTCTGATGTCTTCTATTGACTGGTCGATGACTTCTTTCTTAAAATCTCCGTCCATAAGGTTGGGTTTTAAATTATTAGTTCGTATATTTGCAATGAAAAGCGAGTGAATTGTGTGGGCTAAGCTGGTCAAGAACCTAAGGGGCCGCCGATTTATTCGCTTTTTATTTTGTCCGTTACCGAATATAAAAAACGGTCATACTTTTTCTTGCCGTCTCTGTTTTCAAATTCAGCTTCGGCCACATTCAGATATACCGTTTTACCGTTAATCTCTCCTTTCAAATAAAAGAACCGTTTTACCTTATCTTTTCGTGCGTGACTTAATCTGTCAGACGTACTGACATAAACAGACTGTTTCAATACGTTGTCCAGATGTGCCAAATCGTCCGGTTTTAATACGGACGACCGCCCGAATGTATCACTGTATAAGTGCTTATTTCCTTCTTTGGTAAATCCGATGCTTTTCTTTACCCCGTCTATCTCCAGCACGACCTTCTTTTTCAGAAGCGACTGCATTTCCCGAAGGTAGTGCTTCCGTTCGATGGCCGCCTGCGATTTGGCAATGTCCCCGGCGCATTCCCGGATGATCGGACAGGCCGTACAAAGTTCGTTGCTGGGAATCTTTGCCAGTTCCAGCCCATTCTTTTTACAGGTAGCGCACTTCCTGATCGTGTAAGAATTGTAAGCCGGGTAAGCCGCCCGCTGTTTGCCGGGATTAAACCGGAACATCTCGGCATATTTACCCTCGGTCGCCTTATCCCCGGCTTTCATGGCCGCGTCGCTATCAGTGGCCGAGTATTTGGCTGTGCGTACCTTTTGGGCGGTACAACGGCAGTTAAAACCATTCGGCGGATAATACTTGTCCCAAAACGGATCGGAAGGCGGCAAAGTTATACCATTCAGTTCCTGGTGCGCCGGGCGAACCTTCTTATCACCGGCGGTACGGTACTGGAGCAAATAACGACCGCCCCCGTCGTCTTGTTGCTCTTCCCATTTGGCTGCCATTTCCGCACTCTGCACAGCGAAATTGTATTCCGTTTTCAAATAGTGCCTGTTGTAAGTGTCATTAATCTTCCCTACGTCATTTGAAAAGCGTTCAAATGGTTTTAAATCGCCGTTTTCATCCAACAACAGGTTTGCTGCCTCCTTCATTTCATGAAAGGTTTTGAATCCGGAGAACACACCGGCACTTTCCCGAAGGCTGGAGACCATCGCTTCCGATGGAGATTCCTGTACAACGCCCCGCTCGATGCCTTTGGAAAGGTAAGCGGCGGTTTCCTCAATCAGCCGGCGAACCGGTTTTTCTTTCAGCATACCCGCTCCGAAAATTCTTTTCCCGTGTAGCCACTTCATCGCTTTTTCGAAGGCGGATTCAATGGCGGACGTGTTCGGGTAATCGTCGGCGGCTAATTGCAAATTACCTTCCTGATATAACAGGCTTATCCTTTCGTGCAGCCCCGCATAATCGGCGGGGCCTAATCGAAAAAAGGACGTGCCAAAGCAGCCTGTTCCGGTAGTTTCTTCACCCCGGTAATAGGTACGCCGTACTTGTCGATAAGGTATTTAGGATCGACTTCGAACCGGTCAAGAATCATCTTTTCGTATTCCAACTGCTGCTCCGGCGTGTAGTCCACGCTGTCGTCCCACTCGAAATGCAGCCCTTTTACCGGGAAGCCGTGCTTTACCATGCGCGGCAGAAGCTGGTCGTTTACGATGTCTTTCACGAGGTCGGCGTCTTTTTCAACCACGTTCTCGAATACTTCCAAATGGACTTCCGACTGTGAAAGGCTGCTTCCGTTGTCAATGGTCATCGTCTGGTTCAGGATGCCTTTTGACAGTTCCGAGTTGGCGCGATCAATACGCTTGTCATAGACATTGAAAGCGTCGCCCCGTGTCGTTTCCTTGATGTCAATGTCGGTTCCGTCCGGGAACAACCCCCAAGCGGCCGCACCCATCGAAGAAAGCATGTTTTCTATTTGGCTCCGGTCTTTCGGGTCGCGTGCCGTTGTTTTGGCGATACGGATCGGCATCCCGAATATTTCCCCGAATTGGTCCCAGTAGGCCAGCATATTCTTTTTGGGGATGGTCTGCGTAGCAGCTTTCAGGTATAAGCCCAAATCTTTGGGTTTCCCTGCCTCCACCACCCAGTCGGCCATCGGGCCTTCCCGGTAGGGTACACCTATTCTCCATTCGTCGCCCTGTTCCCGGACGATCACGCCGTATTCCGGTATCACGTGTTTGCGGTTGACCAGTTCCACACCCATATAACGCATTTCCCCGTCGATGCTCACCACGTCCCCCAACTGGATAAGCGAATGACCCCAGTAGCGGGAATCCAAGATATAACCGACCAGGTCCTTGAACCATACCGCTTCAAAAAGCCGGGTGACATCGTCGTTCTGTTTTCCTTTGGCATCTACCAATTTGAAGCCTTTCTTCTGGACGAACCCTTTGCGCTGGTCCACACAACCGCAAAGATGCAGGTCCACTTCCACATCGCGGTAAATATCATACAACCGTTCCCGGTGCGGGTTTTCGATGTCGATAGCCTGTTGCCATGCCTGACGCCAGGAACGCATGTCCTTTTGCGTCAAGGCTTCGGCCTGTAGTTTCAGTTCAACCGTCAGCGACTGGAGTCTTCGGCGGTCTTTCGCCGAAGACAAGTTGAACCCGCTAATCTTCATGCCGGGATTATATTTGTTCCTTTTTGCCATAATCTACCATATATAAGTATTCTGTATTCCAGAACCCCACTTGACGGGGTTGTTCACATCTTCCTCGCCATTTTCGCCGGTTACGGTAGGAAGGTCGGGGATTATCTTGCCAGCTTGTACACCCTCCAGCCATTTCAGGGTAAGTTCGTAACGCTCTTTCCTTATTTCGTGCCCCATCTTGTTAGGCAGCCACGCGGAAAGATGGTACAAGGCCACGTCCGAGGTGCGGAGTACGATAATGTTGTTCCGTTCGCTGCCGGTAGCGGCGAAAATCTTCTTCACATCGTACCGGCTCCGCAAATAACCGGACACTTCCTCAATGGCCATCCGTTCGGCGGTTTCCCGTTTTTCTTCCGAACATTGCTGCAATACGCTGAGCGCGGTATTGCTGGCCACTATATAATCTTCTTCTGCCAGGAACATAGGCTTATCCGGTTATAAGGATGGCTTTCTTTTCTAAATCCTGAATGGTCGTACCTTTGCGGAACTTGCGCCGGGCGATCATCTTTTTCAGTTCCTGTTTGGAATAAACCTTCGGCACACCGGCCACCATGAGGACCAGGTATTTTCGTTTGCTCACTTCGGATAGCTCGCCCGCCAAACGGATGGCGCGTCGGATTCTGTAATTCAGAATCATGTCTTTAATAAACTGTATCATTACCACATATTTTTAGGAGACCGGCGCGTGCCGATACTCGGTTTAAACTTCTGTATTCTCGAATGCTTCTGCAATACGTTGATTGCCCCTTCGTCCGCGTCGGGACCATCGTCGTGTGTGCTGCTGCCTTTTTCGATGGAAAGCGTCTGTTCGATACCGCAGAGCATGTCGGGGTCGTTCTGCAAATCCTCATTGTAATAGACAAAGCCACGTTCCCAAAGCGGCGATACGGCCTCTATACGCTGGAACTTGTCCGGTTTCTTCCGTTTGTCAGCCTGTATGGGTAACTGGTATCCTCGAAGGTTTCCTTCTTCCTCGAAATCATCGAGCAGGGTATCTTGCAGGAAATTCGCCTCTATCATGTATTTGCAGACAACCCCTTCCGGCAGACTTTCGTGCAGATCATAGAACCAACGTACCATCTCCGCGACGGAACATTGCCGGACAAAGGCTCGGAGGTGGTGCAGTTCCGTTCCAACCTTGGCCCAAACCTTAATGGCTTTATAGTCGTTCTTATTCGAGCCTTTGAAAGAAGGGTCGCAATAGGCGACAATCTCGTCGTATTTGTCGAGCGGCAATATCTTTTTCCACCTTATCCAGTCTTTCCGGAACACCGAACCTTCCTTGATCGGATTATTCATGTATTCCTTTTCGAAGGCCCGGTAACCCATGAACTCCCGCTTCTCCTGGATGCGCTCCGGTGTCCAGTATTCCGGCCAGGCGGATTTGCCGTTTTTATCCAGGACGTTCACCTGGCTAACTTCCACGCCTTTTGATGCTGCGATATTTGCCAGCACGCTGCATTTGCTGATCAGGTTGCCGACCATGATAAAACGGCCACCTTCGGCCCCGAATGCGCCAAAAAGGGCTTCTTTCACCCATTCGGTCAGTTTACGAACACGGCTATCATTTTCGCACAGTTCGTCGTCGTCGAGGTCGTCGATAACAATATAGTCCGGTCGTCGATTCCGGTAGCGCAATCCACGCGGCGACTGGCCCCGGCCACGGGCGAAGAAGGCCACACCGTCGGAGGTTACAAACTCCCCGTCCTGCCAGTTTCCGGCATTGTATTTGGTTCCAAAGTCATGCGTGTAGCGTTTGTTATATTGCAGTTCCGCCTGAATATCGCCAAGCAAGGTACAGGCGGCATCTTCCGACTTGCCAACCAGTACCATGACGTTAATTTCCCGCCGTTTCTGTGCCATGAGCCACATCGGGATCATGACGTCCATGTGGGTGGATTTGGCCTGCCCGCGTGCCCATTTGAAAACCGCCTTTAATGAGCGTTTTCGGAGAATCTTTTTGGCCGCCTCGATATGGTGCTTTGCAGAAGGAATAACTTTGCCGGTTTCGCTATCCGTACAATAATGCGGGAAGTAATATTCCACAAAATAGGCATAATCTTTCCGGGCACGGTTGATACGTTCCATCTGCTCGGCCTTTGTTTCGGCTGTGTTGACGGTGGAAAAGTTTTGGATGGTCTCACAAAGCTGTTTCCATCTTTTCAGTGCTTCTTTCTGACTTATCTGTGTTGCCATACATTATATATTATAGTCCCGGATTTTCGGCCGAGACTTGTTCGGCGATAAATATGTCCTGGTAACGGTTAGTCATTTTCAGGAAATCCACCGTCAGTTCCTTGTCTATCTGGGTACGCGCCACCAGCCAGTTGTTGTAGGAAGTAAGCACCTCGATAATGGTCGTAGCGTTGGTACGTTTGTCTATCTTCTCGATGCTGGCCGCCAGTTTTGCCATTTCGTCGGCACTCATATCGCCGTTTTCCAGTTTTTCGTCGGCTTTCTTCATGATTTTGGCGACCAGTTCTTTCCGGGTAATTGATTTGGCGGTGCGCAACGCATCCCAGCCGCCGTCGCTTACCCATTTGTTCACGGTGACGCGCGAGACACCCACCTTTTCGGCCACCAGCTTCTGCGTATCCCCGTTCAGGTAATAGAGCCGGGCCAGTTCCTTTGTCTTTTCAAGTTCTTTTTTTGAAGCCATAAAAAATGATTTGCTTTTCGGCAAAATTGTAAAGGAAAACGCCGTCCGGCAATAAAGTGTGTAACGCTTACATAGAAGTGTGTAACCGTTACATACATCTGTGTAACCGTTGCACACTTTTTTTGCCCGCCCTTTTTATGCCTGTATGTTTGCAGCGTATCAACGGAAACGAAATGGGAAAACGAATTGTAATCAGCGACGAATCGGTCAACTGCTACGGCACTTGGATCAGCACGGCGGGAATGGATATTTCCCAGTATGAGAAAAACCCCGTGCTACTTTGGATGCACTGGCGCGGCGTGATCATCGGTTGCATAAAGGATATTAAGAAGGAAGACGGCCGGGTAACCGGCGAACCCTACTTCGATGAAGTGCGCGAGGAATCCAAACAGGCAAAGGCGCAATGGGAAAAGGGTACGCTCCGTATGGCCAGTGCGAATGTGGACGTACTGGAGTATAGCGACGCCCCGGAACTCGTCAAGCCCGGCCAATATCGCGCGACCGTCACAAAAAGCAAACTGACCGAGGTTAGCATGGTGGATATTGGCGGTAACGACAACGCACTACCGCTCATATTGAACGTACAAGGTAAAGAATTGAAACTGGCGGCTGGCGAGGAATCCGAAAGTCTCCCGCTGCTTATTAATAACACTCAAAAACCAGACGAACAAATGGATTTTAAAGCGATCGCCCTGAAATTGGGCCTGCCGGAAACGGCAACGGAAAACGAAATCCTTTCCTCGATCGAGGTACTGTTGGGCTACAAGACGGCCAACGAGCAACTAAGAAAGGAAAAGGAAGAAATGCAACTGGCCGGTATCACTTCTGCTGTTGACACTGCCATTACCGAACGCCGCATTACGGCTGAGAAGAAAGATCATTTTATTGCCCTTGGCAAGCAGGTCGGGCTGGAATCCCTGAAACTGACTTTCGAAGCCATGACACCGACGCAGAAACCGACCGACGTGATCCGGCTTTCGGGCGGAAATTCTGTTTCCGGAGAATGGAAGAAACTTTCAGACGTTCCGGCCGACAAGATTATGGAACTGAGAACAAACGACAAACCTACCTATATGAAGCTCTATAAAGCGGAATACGGTATGGACTGTCCCAATTACTAATCAATCAAACAAATCAAAAAACAAATGAAAGCAAAAGGAATCAAAGCGATTGCTGCCCTGCTGTTCAACGCGGTGATGGGCGTTATGATTGCCGCCGTGATGGGCGTTCCGGCGATGGCCGGAGCCGCTACAGCCGTCGGCGTATCATTGGCTGCCGGTCCTTTCCTGCCTTCCGGCGCACTTTGCGAAGGGGTGCTGACGGAGGTATGGACCGGCGAACTGATCAAAACCCTTCGTGCCGGTGACACAGCCACTTTTTTAGATGGTTTGCCCGACTATTCGCAGTATGCCGAGAACAACGTGATCCACATGATCGATGTCGGAGGCGACCCGGATGTATTGGTCAACAATACGACCTATCCGCTGGATGTGCAGGAAATCACCGACAACGACGCGGTATTCTCGCTGGACAAGTTCCAGACCAAACCGACTCCGGTAACGGACGACGAACTGTACGCTTCTTCTTACGACAAGATGGCGAGCCTCAAAGAACGCCATGCCGATGCCATAAAGGAAAAGAAGTTTGCCAAGGCGATCCACGCGCTTGCCCCGGACAGCAACGGAGCCAAAACCCCGGTATTGAAGACTACCGGTGAGATCGTGGGTGGAGGGGCCAGCGGGCGCAGACGTTTGCAGATGTCGGACATTATCGCCCTGAAGGACCAGTTCGACAAACTGAAAATCCCTGTACAGGGTCGCCGCCTGGTACTATGCAGCGACCACGTGAACGACCTTCTCCTGACCGACCAGAAGTTTAAGGATCAGTATTACAACTACACGACCGGAAAGATCGCCAACCTGTATGGGTTTGAAGTGTATGAGTATTCCGACAACCCGGTATATAAAGTTGCCGGTACAAAGGTGAAGTTCGGAACCGCTGCCGGAGCCAATGAATACCAGGCATCCGTCGCCTTCTATACCAAGCGTGTGTTCAAAGCATCGGGCAGCACAAAGATGTACTATTCGGAAGCGAAAACCGACCCGCTGAACCAGCGAAGCCTTGTGAACTTCCGCCACTACTTTATCGTGCTTCCAAAAAAGAAAGACGCAATGGCGGCTATCATGTCAGAATATGTAGCGGCAGTAGGAGGTTAATAAATGGCACCACGAGGAATCAGAAATAATAATCCCGGTAACATCCGTAACTCGGATGCTACCGATTGGAAAGGTGAAATCCCGGCCGGGGCAAAGAAGGACAATTCCTTCGAAGAGTTTAAGGATATGCCGCATGGCTACCGCGCCCTGATCAGGCTGTTGCAGAACTACCGCCGGAAACACGGCTGCCAGACAATCGCCGACTTTATCAGCCGTTGGGCACCACGAACCGAAAACAACACATCGGGCTACATCACCCGCGTATGCCGGGAAATGCAAGTGCCGACCACCTTCGTCCCCGATGTGGACGACAAAGGAACGATGTGTGCCTTGGCCGCGGCGATAAGCCAGGTTGAAAACGGCATCCCGGCGGTCATGGCCGATGTGGAAGCCGGCTGGGAATTGTTGAACGAATAAAACCTTGTGAAATCAGGATGGAAACTTCCGAAATCATTTCATTGCTGTTCGGTGTCTTGTCTGCACCGGTTGGATTATGGATTCAGAGTTTGCTGCTTCGTAAGAAATACAACGCGGAAATCGAATCACTTCGGGCACAGGTAGAGGCTTCCAAGACGGACACACGGGGCGACGAACTGGAGAACGTGAAAAACGGGATGTCCATCCTGATGGAACAGGTCGTCGAACCATTAAAGAAAGAAATCAATGCGATACGTAAAGAACTGGCACGGCTTCGCCGGGCTGTCGAAAAGGCGAACCGCTGCCCTTTTGCCGATCATGCTGATGCTTGCCCTGTGCTGTATGAATTGCGCAGGGCCGAAGATGTCGAGGGGCACGCACGCGAGCCCACCGGTGCCTGATCCGGTGGTAAGGGACCGCCTTGTTCCTGTCTATCTTTCGCCCGATTCGGCACTTCTGACCGCCCTGTTCGAGTGCGACAGTACAGGCCGGGTTCTTATGCGGCAGGTGGAGGAACTGAAAGGAAAGGTGATGGAAACCGATCTGTCTTTCAAAGACGGGAAGCTGGACTACAAGGCAAAAGTCGCCCCCGACACGGTCTATGTACCCGGAAAAGATTCCATCATCTATGTTCCCCAGCCAATAGAGGTGGCGGTGAACCGCCTTACGTGGTGGCAGGAAACGTGGATGCGGATCGGGAAAATATCAATTTCAATCCTGGCTCTTTGGTTGGGTTTGAAAAGTGTTAGAAAACTATTAAAACGCAATTAATATGAGTTTACCAAATGTAAATATAACGCTGGGTAACGGCAATATCGGGACTGTCACCCTTTCGGATGACGGTATCGCCGGGCTGATCCTGACCGGCAAGGCTGTTTCGTCCACATTGGAACTGAACAAGGTCTATGTGATTGCTTCTACCGGTGATCTGAAAAAATTGGGACTGACGGCGGAAAACAACCCGTTGGCCTATAAAGAGGTGCTGGGCTTTTATGAATCGGCCGGTGACGGCGCGGAACTGCATCTGCTGGTAGTTGACGCGGCAAAGACGCTGACCGAAATCTGTTCTATGGAAGCCGGGTCTCCATTGAAAACGCTGATTGATTCGGCGGCCGGGCGTATCCGCCTGGTGGGTATCAACCGAAATCCGGAAGATGAATACGAACCGACCGTTACAAGCGGTATTGACCAGGACGTGGTAACGGCTGTTACGGCGGCCCAGCAGGTAATTGATTCATACCTGAAACAGATTGCCCCGTTTGTGGTTCTCCTTCCGGCCCTTGCCTGGAACGGTACGACCGATAGCCTGTACCAGCCACGTGAAGGAAGCCAGGACAGCGTATCTGTCGTGATGGCCTCGGATGGTAAATACGGGGCAAGCGAATATTATTCGGCCGCTATCGGTAAGGTACTGGGGCGGTTGGCAACGTGCGCTGTCAACATCTCGCTGGCCCGTGTCCGTGACGGAAGCCTGGTGGCGGATGGCTATCTGACGAACGGAAAGAAGCCGGAGGAAAGTTACAGCCTTTGGAATGCCCTGCACGACGCGGGATATATTTTCTACCGTACTTATATCGGAAAGAACGGCTATTATCTGAATGACGACTCGACGGCGGTCGCCACGACCAACGATTACCACCGTCTGAGCCTTACACGCGTTATTCAGAAGGCACTGGTAATCTGTTACAAAACCTATATTGACGAAATACTGGACAGTGTGGCTGTCGATCCGGAAACCGGCAAGCTGCCGCAGCCGATGTGTAAGTATTACGAACAGTTGCTGGTCCGTGCCGTAAACACGAATATGGAAGGCGAAATCTCCGGATTCACTGCCTATATAGACCCTAACCAGGATTTGATTTCAACGAACGCGCTGAAAGTGCGGGCGAAGGTCGTACCTACCGCCCTACTCAAAGAAATCAATGTGGATCTGTCATTTGATAACCCTTTTAATAAAACAAGTGAGTAATGGCAAGTTTTAATTCAAAAGAATACGCATGGATTGATGTAAACGTGGTGTTGCTCGGCAAGTCTGTTGCCGGGTTGCGTGCCATTGAATACAAGTCCAAACGGGCAAAAGAAGCCCTGTACGCCACCGGCAAGAAGGCCCGTGGCATACAGATGGGCAGGAAGGAATACGAAGGAACAATTACCGTATTGCAGTCTGAACTGGTCGCCATGCAAGCGGCGGCAAAAGCCAAAGGGTACGACGATGTAACCGACTTAGAATTTGATATTATCGTCTCCTATATCTCGGAAAACGGTGTCGTACAAACCGACAAAGTTATCAACGCTTCCATTACGGAAGCCCCGAACAGCATTAAGGAAGGCGACCTGTATTCGGAACATGCCTTGCCCTTTATCGCCTGCGATGTGGAATATAACGTGGTATAACTAATATATATAGAGCTATGAACGAAAAAGAAAACAACAAGACAATTACTCCCGAACAAATCGAAGCCTGGAAAAAGAAATGGGGCGACGTATTCTGTGTTACCGTCGGCGACAAGGTTGCTTACTTGAAACGCCCCAGCCGCCAGGCACTCAGCGCGGCCGCCGTGGTTGGGAAAAACGACCCGATGAAGTACAACGAAATCCTGCTCGGCAACTGCTGGCTGGCTGGCGACGAGGAAATCAAGACGGACGACGCCCTGTTTCTTGGCGTATCCACAAAACTGGGTGAACTGGTGGAAGTGAAGGAAGCCGAGCTAAAAAAGTTATAAGCCGGACGAGTATCGCTGACAGGCCCGGCTGGTTGCTGCTTGCCGACAGCCTGATCCGGGCCTACCTGCATATCGACCCGGCAACGCTTGGCGATGAGGAATGGGGGTTGCAGGTCGTTTTGGCCGAATGGGTGAAATATGATTTTATTAAAAGCATGGGTGATTTATGGCAAACAAGATAGAATACATCTTTTCGCTCCGTGACCAGATCAGAAACTGGCAGGGATAACGGCCACCTCGGAGAAAACGAGGTCGGCCCTTTCCGGTGTGCAGGAGAAAGTCCGGTCGGCGGAAGACGTGTTCCAGGACACGGGAAAGACTATCGGTTCGCTGAAAGCCCGCATCGATGCCTTGCAAGCCGAGAAAGAATGGATTCCAGCCGACAACCTGCCGGCCATCAAGGAATACAACCGGGAAATCGCCCGGCTTACCGGGGAATTGGACCGGCTGGAAACGGCGGCCGGTGGCGGCAAGTTTCGCAAATGGGCATCGGAAGCCTTCGACGCGATACCGGGCGCAAGCCTCTTGAAAAATCCGCTGGTTACGGGAATGACCGCTGCTACCCTTGCCGGAAGTGCGGGTATGACCTTCGACGAAAACATGGCGAAGGTGAATATCACCGCCCAGATGGATGAAGCCGGGCTGGATGACCTGAAAAAACGTTTGAAACAGATTGCTGCCGACAACAAGACAGACGTGCAGGTCGTACCGGTCGGTTTCGAGGCGATCAACTCGCAGGTGAACGACGTTGAATTATCCCTTTCGATATTGGACGCCGCCCTGAAAGGCAGCAAGGCGGGATTTACCGACCTGGATACCGTATCGGCAGCGTTGGCCCAGACGCTTTCCATTGTGGGAAAGGAAAACACGACGGCGCAGGAAGTGCTGGATACCTTCTTCGCCGCGAAACGTGTCGGGGCGGGCGAGTTTGCCGACTTTGCCCGGTATATGCCGAACCTGATTGCCGGGGCAGACAACCTGGGTATCGCCTACAAAGAAGTGGCTGGTACGTTCGCCTACATGACCGGTAAGGGGCAGTCGGCCGAACGTGCCGCCACGCTGATGGAAAACGCCTTCTCGGTATTGGGACGGGTGGATGTGAGGAAGAAACTTTCCGCCGCTGGGGTGGATGTGTTCGACGACGCAGGCAAGATCCGGAGCATCGTCGATATATTCACCGACCTTCAAAACGTATTGGGCGGCCTGAACGACGAACAGAAGTCATCCCTTTTGGAACAGTTCGGACTGGTGGATAAGGAAGCTAAATCCGCTTTCTCCGTCCTGATGTCTGATACGGAAAAGCTCCGGGAATCCATGCACGACGTGGCGAACTCCACCGGGGAAACCTCCACCGCGCTCGGCTATTCCCGAAACGCCATGCAACAGGCGACCGAAGTGTGGAACCAGTTTAAGAATGTTGGTTTGCAAGTCGGCGAAATCATGTTGCCGGTGATCAGCGCGGGGCTGACCGTTGCCGGTGGCGTATTGGGCGGCGTTTCGGTCGTGATGGATACTGTTATCGGTTTCTTCTCCAGTTGGTACGCATTGATTCAGGAAGGCAATCCGATTATTATCGGGTTGACTACTACGCTCGGAATTCTGACGGCAGCGATGGCGTTGAACTATGCCTGGACCCAAAAGGCGGTTGTCATTGGCGGTATCAAAAAAGTGTTGGATATTGCGCAGACGGCCGTTACCGGTGGACTTACCGCTGCACAGTGGGCACTCAATGCGGCGTTTGCAGCTTCTCCGCTTGGATGGGTTGCCGTTGCTATCGGTGCGGTGATTGCAGCCGTTACCTATTGTTGGCAGAAGTTCGAGGGATTCCGTATGGGTATTCTCGGCACGTGGGAAGTCGTGAAGGAATTCGGGCGGACATTGCTCGACAGCATCGTAAAGCCGTTCAAGCAAGTACTGTCCGGTATCGGCGGTGTCTGTTCGGCAATTGTCAGTATGCTGAAAGGCAACTTCAAGGAGGCCGCAGGGCTTGCCAAAGAGGGATTTAAAGATATAGGGGAAGGCGTTTTGGGCGCCAATCCTATATCAGTGGCATATAATACCCTGCAAAAAGGCAACTATTCCGCAGCCTGGGAAAAGGGCAAGCAAGCGGGTAAGGATAGCTGGGCGGCTTCACAGGAAACAAACGATGCGGATGCTGCCAACCGATTGATGCCGGAAATTCCGAATCCTGTAACAACACCGGCTGCCGCTGCTCCGGACTTCGATGCCCTGATGAAGAAGTTGAGTGCCACCAAAGGGAAAGCGGGAACGAAGAAACCGGTTACGCTTCGCCTGGACGATGAGCCGGTTACGGCCAACCTTGGAGAGAGTGCCGAATACACGGCAGCTACCCGGAAGCTGGAACCGGTAATGATCCCGATGAAGGTGGCTGCACCGGTTGCGCAGGCGGTGCCGGCAGCCGGGACAGCCGGTGCCTTAAATAGTATCCCTGCGTCCGGAGCCCGGATTGATGACAGTACCCAGACGTATGATGCCGGGGAAACGAATTACCTTGCCGACATTATGCAGAACGTCCGGAGGATTGCCGCAGTAGTATCTGTGCCCCTTGTGCTGGCTTCCGCTCCGAATGTACAGGCGATGGATATACCGACCCCGAATATCTCAGATGCCTATAACGTGGAGAATATCCGGGAAACGAACAACACGTTCACCACCGACACCAGCCGGACGTACAACAGCAGTGGCCGGACGTACCAGATCGGCAAGGTATGCGACGAAGTGGTTATCCATGTGGCCAATACCGACCGGAAAGGAAGCGAAACGATACGTGCCGAAATATTGGGAATATTGGAAGAACTAAGCGAAGATTAAGATATGGCAACGAAATACACAGTAAAAGAAGTGGCACAGACCTTCAAGCGGGTCAGCCAGTTCAACTTGGGCGATATGCTGCTCAACGTGATCGGTTATAAGGGGCTGCCTTATCCGGGCGGCTTCATCCCCGACGCTCCGGGCAAATATAAGGCGGACGGCTACGAATACCCAGGCGAACAGGCTTCGGAAAAAACCAGTTCCGACTTCGGCTCCACGCTCCGAAAAAAGGATGCACAGGGACGCTGGTATTTTATGCCGATCGCGCTGGAACATAAAGGAACGGAATACGAGATCCCGAACGCCGTCATTTCCATCCGTGGAAAGAAAAGCATCGTGGAAACGGCGATGGTCGGCCGCAAGGGAACGGTCAAAGAACTGATCTCTGTCGATGATTACGAGATACGTATCGCCGGTGTCTGCCTGGACGTGGATTTTCCCGACCAGCAGATTAACGCCCTGAATGAATTGTACAACATCAACGAATCGGTTACGCTCAAATGCGCCCTGACCGATATTTTCCTTGACGAAGAAGACAAGGTCGTGATAAAAAGCATCGACTTTGCCGAAATGAAAGGCTGCGAGACAGCGCAGGTATTCACGATGGAACTGGTAACGGACCGGAGTTTTGAATTAATACTGGAATGATATGTTTGCACTATGTTGTGAAATAAAAATCGGTTCGATCTCCTTTAAGTCGGTACACGACGTGAAGGTGAAACGGAGCTTGTACGACCTGATGGCAACCGCCACGATCAAAGTCCCGGTAACGGCCGTGTTGAAACATGCCGGGGAACCGCCGACGCATATCGAAACCGCCCAGGCTATCAAAGTAGGCGACAAGGTAGAAATCAAGTTGGGGTACGACGGAAGCCTGAATACCGAGTTTATCGGTTATGTGAAGCGGCTGAACTACAAAGTCCCCTTGGAAATCGAATGTGAGGACGAATATTACAAGCTGCGTTTCTTGAACTGTGTTTTCTCAAAGAAGGAAACAACGCTCAAAGACTGTTTGAACACCATTTTAACGCTAAAGAACTTCGTCGTCAACAACAAGCCCGGCAGTTGGGTGCTGGGCCTTCTGAAAAAGGAATACGGGCTGGTGGCGTGGTTTGACATAAACGGGAAACTCCATGTCGGCAAGGCGAACGATGTTAAGGGTGAAACGGTGAAATACGTCCTTCGGGAAAACGTGATCAGCGACGATGAACTGAAATACCAGTGGGCCGAGGACGTGAAACTGAAAGTAAAGGCCGTCTGCTATTACAAGGACGGCACGAAAATAGAAGGTGAACTGGGCGAGGACGGCGGCGAGACACGTACCTTTTACTATTACGACGTGAAAGACGCGGCAGAACTGAAAACGCTTGCCCGGGAAGAACTGAAACGGTACTCGTTCGACGGTTACCGGGGCAAGATAACAACCTTCCTGCTTCCCTACGCCCTTCCGGGAGGCGTTGCAAGCATCGAGGACAAAGTGTATAACGAGCGGAGCGGCGACTACTTTATCGAAAGCGTGGAAACGTCTTTCGGAACAGGCGGCGGTCGGCGTGTCGTTGAAATTGGGATTAAGGCATGAGCAAGGAAATGGAAGAATTACGCCGGAAGTTTCAACAGCGGTTCGGCGAGAGTGGCGACCAGGTATTCCAGGGAACCGTTACCGAAGTAAACGAGGATGAGTTTACCTGTACAGTAAAGCGCGATGATCAGGTGGATTATTTCGATGTGCGCCTTCGCGGTCTGGTGAACGCCGACCTGCAGGGCTTCGCCTTCATCCCCCGGTTGGATAGTACGGTGCTGGTCTGCCGGATCGGGAAAAGCAACGAACTGTTCGTGTGCCAATTCACCGAGATAGACAAGATGATATTTACCGATACCGATTTGGAAATAATCATCGACACCGAAAATATCGACCTCAAGAAAGGAGAAAAGATAACCGTCCATGTAGACGCGGAAAAGCTGGAGGTAACAAACGACAAGGTAAAGGCCCTGCATGAAGCGGACGCGCTCACCGTTACGGCGGACAGCACTACTGTCAAAGCATCCACCGGCGGTGTAACCATTACACGCAGCGGATCAGGATTGAAAAAGACACTGGACGATATGCTGACGGCGATACAGGCCCTTACGGTAACGACACCGCACGGCCCGTCAAGCACACCGATCAACTCGGCAAAGTTCGCATCCATACAGGCGGACTTGCCTAATTATCTGGAGGGCTGAAAATGAAAGACTATAAACAATTACCGGACGGTGATCTGGACCTTACAACCGGCGATCTGTTGGTAACGGAAAGTACTTACCAGCACCAACGCGATTTGCTGTACAGCGACAAAGGCCATATCCGGCAGAAGGCTGAAGCCGGTGTCGGGGCGGTAAATTACATGATGGATAACGATCCGGAAGGTCTGCTCCGTGCCACACGCAAGGAGTTTACGGCCGACGGCATGAAAGTAACAAAGGTGGCCTTTGCCACCTATTCAAATGATCTGAATGTGGAGGCTCGATATGAAAACGATTGAAGTAGAAAACGACCAGTTGTTGCTGGACATCGCCCTGCAACAATACGGCACGGCGGAAGCCATCGGCGAGATCGTTCGGAACAATCCGGATTTGAAAAACGACCCTTCGGCCGTGGTGGAATCCGGCCGGGAACTGGGAGCCTTCTATCCGGACATCAAGCTGGTTCCCGGTTCCACTGTACAGATCGACGACGAAAGCCGCCTGGTTAGAAAAACGATAGTCAAGAAAATAGACCGAAGTATCACCACCTATATGGAAGCACAATGGCAAGAACGATTGAACAAATAGAACAGAGCATTACGGAAAGGTTGAAGGTTTCTTTTTCCCTTTCCACCTCGGCGGCCTCGGAATGGCGGCTTTGGGTACACTGCGTGGCGTATGGCATTTACCTTTTTGAAATCGTACTGGACACGTTCAAGAGGGAAATGGACGAAGACGCGGAAAAGGAAGTGGCTGGGACCGTTACCTGGTATAACGACAAGTGTTATGAGTTCCAGATGGGGCACGAGCTGGTATTCGATACCGTAACCGGTCTGCTGGAATACCCGACGGTGGATGAATCCGCCCGCGTGATCAAGATCGCTTCGGTGAATGTGGCGGAAGACAACACGATCATGTTCCGTGTCGCCACCGAAGATGAAGCGGGTAAAATCGTGCCGCTCACGAGTAACCAGCTCCTGAACTTCAAGAACTACATCGACGCGATCAAGTTTGCCGGTACAAAATCCGAAGTTATCTCGACCGACGCCGACGAGGTGCGGTATGATATTAAAGTCTATTATAACCCCGCCAATCCGGTGGACAGTGTGCAGGAAGCGGTCCTTGCTTCGCTGGAAGAGTTCAAAACGGCACAGAAGTTTGGTGGCGTGATTTATTCGCACAAGATGTTGGAAGCGGTAACGGCCGTCACGGGTGTCGTGACGGCGAAAACGGTCGCCCTTTCCCGCAAGGGCACGGAGGACGAGGATTTTATCCCTATCGACACGATGGCGACCCTGCATGCCGGGTATTTCAACTATACGGAAGACAGTAAACTGGAAATGGTATCCATCAATGATATTTAGCGTATGAACATTATCCTGAACTTCAAAGAAATCGTCCGCGGGTACGTCGCCCCACACCGCAGACAGCCGAACCGCCTTCGGTGGCTTTGGGCGTTGGTAGATTTGGAAAGCGTTTGGGACGCCTTTGCCGCCTGGCGCGATTATTACCGGTACAAGGTACACGTAACAAGCCAGCATAAATCCCTTGAAGGACACCTGAACAAGACATTCGGCGGCGGTATCCTGATCAAGAGCTACGAGGATCAGTTCCTTGCCATCGGGTTGAACCCGGAACCGGCGCACTGGGTGCTGTTCGAGCCGATGCAAGAAATCGCCCTGGAAGGTGAAGGCGGACAGAGTTTCCAGGACGTGGATTTTATCGTCTATGTGCCGGAAGGTGTGGACCTGAACCTTGTCCGGGCGGAAATAGAGAGATACAAGATTGCAGATAGAACCTATAAAATAGTAACGAGGAAATGAAACGACATGTACAGGAACCGGGCGTAAGGAAGTGGTCGGGCAACGATTTGCTGGAGCTTCAGGGCGAAGGATTGACCATTGCCGACGGCTTCTTTTCGCAATATGGCAACTGCGTGATATGCGGCTGCCGGGTCAAGGCAAACAGCATCGCCGCTGGGCTGGTAAGTATCGGCGGCATGGTGCTTCCGCTCCAGGCGGTGGAAACGGTGGAAGTGTTCCCCGTGTATCTGGTGAAGGCGGAGGAACACGTCCAGCGCGAATACGCCGACGACGTGGTGCGCGACATCGCGGTGAAGTATTTCGCCAAAGTGGTACAGACGAAACCGGAAGACGGGGATTATATTGAAATTACGGAGACCGGCGCGGCCACCTTTTTCGACAAAATTAACGCGATATGGCTCACCAATATCTTAAAACAGTTGGGAGATTTGAAGAAAGCGGACAAAACCCTTTCGGAAGCCATCGAACTGTTGAAAAAGGCCGATACCGCAGCCGGAGAACGTATCACCGCCCTGGAAAAGAAAATGCCGTCCTACCTGGACCATATCCCGACGGTGGCGGATGACGGCTACGACATCGGCGTGGAAGTATGGACAGTGGACGAATACGGGAACAAGACGTTCTGGAAATGCCATGACAACACGGAAGGCAAAGCAGTATGGAAACGTACCGGTGAGGGTTCGGGCGGTGGCGGTTCCCACAGCGGGGCGGTTTATCTGACCGGGCAGACGAATTTTACAAAAGCAAGTGTAATCATTAAAGAAGGGTATTTGAAATGAGCAACGAATCAGGAACAGGCGTTTACGTCTATCAGCAAATCGTAAAGACAACGGCCGAGTGGGAAGCGGACAAGACAGTCCCGGTAGAAAACATCTGGCTGTTTGAACGCCGCGAGGACGGCAAGATTGTAACCAAACTATCCGACGGCAAGCACTGTTATTCCGACCTTCCGGCCTACGGCCTGTCGGCATGGCAGGCGGCGCAGATGGGCGGTTACAAGGGTACAGAGAAAGAGTTTTACGAATCACTCGGCACGTTCGATGAAAAGGTAAAGAAGGTGGAAAGCCTTGTGTCGTCCATGTCCGGCAAATACGCGGAAACCCCGACGTTGGAATCCACCCCGACCGAGGACACGTTGACCTATATTCCGGAGGACAGCGAAGAACCACGTGCCTTCGCCATCGGCCAACAGTGCCGCGTCTATGAGTCGGAAGAGGAAGATTATGTGTTTTACCAGCTTTACGACATCAAGGAAAGCAAAGCCGACTGGCGCATAGCCGGAAGCGGTGGCACGTCTGCCAACCAGGAAAAGGCGGTCATAACCCTGAACAGCAACCAGGGCACACCCGATACGGCATTGAATGGTAAAAAAGTAACGGTCAAATATTCCGACCAGACCCAGGTCTTGACGTGGCAGGGTACGGCGTTGGAAGCCAAGATACCGGTCAATATGAGTTACGAAGTGTCGGTGGAAGCCGCAACCGGTTATACCACCCCGCAAAAACAGAGCTTTGTTGCCGCCGGTGGAAATGAACGTCAGATCATATTTAGCTATTCATGTGAAAAAGTAACGGTAAATGTAAGAACCAACGACAGCGCAGATTGTTCCGGGCGTACCATTACGGTGAAAAAGACTTCCGGCGGGGATGTGCTGGGCACAGGCGAAGGATCGCAGGTCGTTGTGAAAGTACCGACCGGTACGGCCTACACGGTATCGGTGGACAACTTCGCCGGTTATCTGAAACCTTCCGACCAGTCGTTTACGGCTAATCAAGCCAGCCGGACCGTTTCTTTCGAATATGAAAAGATCGTGGACGCAGCCATCGTATTTGACAAGTCGAAAAGTGATTCACAAAATATCACTGGCGAAATAAATTCGGGTGTAATAAAGACAATCCTATCAAAGTTCCGCCGCTGCCTTTGCAAGAAAACCAAGGATGGTGAAGTAACGATCGCTTACCTACGTGACGATAACAGTAATTTCTATGAGACCGGCGAAACCGCCAAATTGGATGGGACTGAAGGTGATGTAATGGTGGATTTCCCGGAGTTCTATTATAAGTGGGAAAAAGTGGATAACAATAAATTCCGTTACCGTTTTGCCGAATACAACGTGGACGGAAGTTTCAAGCATGTGCCACGTTCTTTAGTCGGTGCTTATAAAGGTTATATGACTTCGAATAAACTATATAGCCGAAGCGGTGTAACTCCGACAACCAATAAATCAACCAATGATTTTGAAGGCTGCGCAACAGCCCGTGGAAAAGGCTATCAGCGCATAGATTTCCAACAGCATTGCGTAATCGCCTTTATGCTGTATGCGAAATATGGCAATCGTAATTTACAGGCCGTTTTGGGTGCAGGCGGTGCAACGTATAGCCCTGCTACCACAACAGGAAGCAGTAACGCCACCGGTATTGCCGATACAAAAAATGAAACTTCAAAATATGTTTGCGGCTTGGGCATTGAAGGTGTCTTTGGCGGTATATATGAATGGGTAAAAGGAGTTGAAATCAACAACCACGTATGGAAAATTACCGATCCTGACGGTTCTACCCGTAATGTAAACGCCGGAACAACCGATGGCTGGATAACGAATGTAGCGGCAGAAAACGGTCCGTTTTTCGATATGGTGCCGACCGCGGTCGGCGGCAGTGAAACAACGCATTATTCGGATCATTATTATGAGAGCACCGGCGGCCCCTTTGTTTTGGCGCGGTCCTATCACGGCTCGAATACGAGTGGCGGTGTGGCGTATGCGAGTGCGAGTAGCGATGCCTCGAACACGTATTCGGGCTGCGGTTCGCGTCTCGCTTTCAGGGGCGTTATCCGCGAAGCGGAGAGCGTAAATGCGTTTAAAGCACTTGCAGTGCTTTAATGTTAATACCGGCGTAAGCCGGTCGAAATTTTAAAATTTCGTGATATTTTCCCTATATTCCTTATGGAAATCAGGGAATCCCCAAAAAACGAAGTACATTTGTAACTATGAACGTAAAAATGTAAATGTAATGTTAAGATATAGGTAGAATTCCTCCGGCCTTTGTTTTGGCGCGGTCCTATCACGGCTCGAATACGAATGGCGGTGTGGCGTATGCGAATGCGAATAACGATGCCTCGAACACGAATTCGAACTACGGTTCGCGTCTCATATTCAGGAAAGAAAATATTTATATTAC